AACAATTTCGTGTTCACTTGAAGGGAACAGGGGAAGTACGGCTCATAATTTCTCTGCCAACAGCTATGACAGTTCGGCACGAGCCAGTCAAGGGCGACTACTACGTTGTGTACGATGATGGATACGCCAGCATCAGCCCGCGCCACGCCTTCAAAGCGGGCTACGATATTATCTAGGAGGTAGTATGCTTCAGGCATTAGGGACATTGAGCGCGGCTGGAACAAGTGGAGCAACGACAGGTGCAGTCGTTCAGTTTAACAATGAGGAACCACAGCTCAACGAAAACGCGCAGCAAGGGTACATTGAGCTTCAGGGAACTTGGGTTGGAACAGTCCAGTTTGAACAGAGTATTGACAATGGCACCACTTGGTTCGGCATCACTGGGACACCGATGCCTTCTGGAACAGCGGTGAGCAGCGCCACTGGAAATGGATTGTGGCAGTTCAACATAAACGGCGTCACGAACTTACGAGCTCGGGCCAGTGCCTGGACGAGTGGAACAGCGCAGGTCGTAATATCGTGAGTGATGTTTGCTATCTTAGTGTGGAGGAAGCGTCGGCCTTTGAGCTTTATCGCATACGCCCCTCCCACAAGGCCCACCACCACGAGTCACGCGAGTCTGCGATTCATCTTATCCAGGCAGATTTGGCACGAGAAGTTGATGGATTGCCGGCGATAGTGGCTCAGTCCAGTAATGATCGGATTTGGGCGCATCGTCCAAGCGGCGGCTGCACAGTGCGACAGCTTGTGCCTGTTAGGGATAGAAAAGCACGAGGAGAGAAGCATGGCGACAAGGGAAATGAAAGTGAAGCTCCTAATCGAACCGGAGCGAAAGAAAAAGCGGTGGAAGCGAGGGCCATCTGATCCACGGAACTTGGTGCATCCGCCCGGAGTAGTTCCGAAAGGGTGCGTTCCGTACAAGCCGGGCAAGAGCGGAAATCCTCTTGGGTCATACGGTAAGCCGAAAACGCAGTCAGTGACGAAGTTGATCGGCAAGGCGTATCGTATGCGGTTGGGCGACATTTGTGAGTTGCCAGGATGTGAGGGCCTAACTTGGGCGGAGGCCATTGCGAAGGGAATCATTGAGGTCGCTGCTCACGGAGATGTCAGCGCGGCGCGTGAAGTACGCGAGACCACTGAGGGCAAGACGCCTGATAAGGTGATGGTTGGCGGATTGGAGGATGCGCCGCCAATCCGCCAGGAGATTGGAGAACTGGATGCCAGAATTAGTGAGCTTATCGGATCGCCCGGGATGGAGCAAATTAAGCCCCGGGGAGAAGGTGGAGCTGATAGCTCTGTTGGAAAGAAGGCAAAAGCTTCTAAAAAGAGCTAAGATTCTTTCCTACTATCCTGATTTCGGGCCTCTACGTCGTGAGTTGTATCGCAAGCATATGCAATTTTTCGCCGCCGGAGCTAAGCATCATCCCATGGACTGTTGTCCACCAGACTGTGATGGAGATTATCATAGGGAACGAGCTTTTCTGGCGGCGAATCGTATCGGAAAAACTGAGGGCGTGGGCGCGTACGAGTGTACGCTTCACTTGACCGGTGATTATCCCGATTGGTGGCCCGGTCGCAGGTTTGACAAACCAATCAGTGCTTGGGCCGCTGGCGACAGTAGTAAGACGGTGCGTGACATCATTCAGGCGAAGTTACTCGGCCCTGAGGGAAGTTACGGCACCGGTATGATTCCAATGGACAGACTTAAGAGCACCACGGCTAAGGGTGGAGTACCGAATGCTGTGGAAGGAATCTATGTTCGCCACGTTACCGGCGGCGTCAGCAAGATACTTCTTAAGTCATACGATCAGGGCCGTGATGCTTTTCAGGGCACGGAGCAGGATCTGATCTGGCTTGACGAAGAATGCAGTCGGGAAATCTACGTTGAGTGCCTCATTCGTACGATGACCACCAATGGGATGATCATCTTCACATTTACGCCCCTCATGGGCCTTACCGATATTATCCGTGATTTTCTGCGGATGGATCATGAACAGGAAGAGTCAAATGGCTGAAATGAAAATGGCTACGCGTCCTGAAAAGGAAAAGCCGAACAAGGTTCATGAGTTGAGGATCAGAAAGGCCGACAACGGTGGCCACGTCGTAGAGCATGTGTACGAGAACAACGGCATGGGATACAAAGCGCCAGACGTCCATGCCTTTGGTGACGATCAGGGAGGCGATGCTTTGGCACATGTCGGTGAGTGGATGGGTGTACCGAACGCTAAGGAAGAGAAGGGTGAGAAGGAGCATGTGGGTAAGTTGAAAGAGGAGAAATCGTAATGCAGCTTACACAGGAAGGTGTATTCAGTTCAACGCTTCGTAATTCCCTCAACGCGATTTTGGCGCAGTTCGGTTCTGGCGCCAATCCGCTCAACTCCAGTCCGGCCAGTGGCATGAATTTGTTCTATGAGTACGCGCAGGATGGAATCGTCGCATATGCCGGTGGTGGTCAGGCCAATGCCACTCCGCTTGTCGCACAGACCAGCAGGATTGCGACGGCAGCGGCCGCTGGTGCGTCGGTTCTATTGCCTCCCAGTTCTCCTGGTTTGGAACTCTTGGTGATCAATCATGGCGCGAACCCAATTCAGGTGTTCGGCGCTGGCACTGACACCATTGACGACGTTGCGTACGGAACTGGTGTTACGCAGATGCAAAGTTCGCTGGTGATCTACACTTGTGCGACCAGCGGAGCTTGGTACAGTGAAGGATTATCAACCGGCTACGCTGGCGGATTGCAGACCATCGCTACTCAGGACGGTGTTGTGGCCGCTGGAGCTACGCAAGGAACTGCGACGGTGCTGACGCCGAAAATGGCGTACAACGTCAGCACGGTTGGCGCTGGTCAGGGAGTTTTGCTTCCGCCAGCAGTAGCTGGAGCTGTTCTGGCTGCCAACAACAATCAGGCCGTGAACACTTTGCTGATCTATCCCAACGGCGCTGACAAGATCAATGCTTTGGCGGCTGGAGCTGGTTACGTCGCGGCAGTCAGCACTATCACGATACTGTACTGCTTCACGGCGGGTCAGTGGTTTACGAAGTGAATTGGTGATCTCTATCAAGAAGAGCCACCGTGGACTTCTTCATAAGAACCTTGGCATCTCGCTAGATGCCAAGGTTCCGTTGAAGTCCATGCTACGCGCTTCGCATAGCAGTAGCGAAAAGCTGAGGAAAGAAGCGCAGTTCGCGATCAACGCGAGAAAGTGGCATCATGCCTAAACCTCCTCTAAGTACGATGTGGCCAGCCGGTTCCCTTTCTTTGAGGGAACCGCGCTTGTCAAATCTTGGTAACCAGAATCGCGCAGCGAAGATTGCCGCCAGTCCGGTTGCTAAAGTCAAGAAACTGAAGACCTTCAAGCTGAGTTCTATGTTACGAGCTCAGTAAGCCGCCGAGGGCTTATGCACATCAATCAAGAAAAGATTCGTCCGTTGAACGACCGAGTTGTCATAAAGCGTGATTCTTCCGAGGAAATCACGAAAGGAGGCATCATTGTTCCTGATATAGCGAGTAAGAAGAGCTATTTCGGAGTGGTGGTCGCCGTTGGCCCTGGAAAACTGAGTGCGAAAACTGGAAAACGAGTTCCGCTTGACGTCAAACCTGGTGATCATGTATGCTTTGGTGATTATGTCGATCATGACGAACAGGGTTACGTGATTGCTATGGAGGCGGATATCAGGTTTATTCTGGAGCACTGAGCTATGAGCCATGAGTAAATTCGTTGTTAGTGCGACTTGGGACGATGTTCCTCACCTTTCAGAAGAAGTAAAGCGCGAACTTCTTGCCGGTATTCCGCCGTATCAGCGCGACGCAAGAACTAAGGGAGTTCCGCAACTCGGAAGTGGTGCGATTTATCCTGTTCCTGAAACAGATATTATCGTTGACGACTTTGAAATTCCGCTCTATTGGCCGCGGTCTTACGCCATGGATGTAGGTTGGAACAAGACAGCGAATATCTGGGGAGCGAGAAACAATCAAACCGGACAGATTTTTCTGTACAGCGAGCACTATCGCGGAAAAGAAGAGCCTGTAATTCATGCCGAGGCAATCAAAGCTCGTGGCGCTTGGATTCCTGGAGCTATTGATCCTGCCGCGATGGGCAGCAGCCAACGCGATGGCAAGCAACTCATGAGTGAATACAGAAAACTTGGACTCAACCTTACTCCAGCGCAAAACGCTGTTGAGGCCGGCATCTACAAGACTTGGCAGATGCTGAGCTCTGGTCAGCTCAAAGTGTTCAGGAGTTGCCGCGCTTGGCTCAACGAGTTTCGCACCTATCAGCGTGATAAAGACGGAAAGATCATTGATGACCATAAGTATCATCTGATGGCCGCCACTCGGTACTTTGCGCTGACTGGAATAGAAATCATGAAGATCAAGCCATTTCCGCAAACTGAAGAACAACGATACGTCGTGCCATCTGGCATTGACGGAGGATGGATGGGATGAAGAAATATCTTGCGTTCTTGGTTATTCTGCTATCAGCGTTGTGTTCAGCTCAAAGTGGGACTCTCGTCTACCCGGCACTGAGTACATCGAATACGTGGACTGGAACGAATAACTTTCAGGCGCAAGTTACGTTCAGCGGTGGAGCTGTGGTCAATGGAGCTATAGCCTTCAATCCTTTGTTGGTTCCGTCAAGCGCCATACCACCCGTTTATCAGTCGTTCATGCTCTACGGTAGGTACCCAGTAGGAAATCCATCGTCAAACACGCTCAATTGGGTTCCGTACGGCACCACGCCTCAGTTCATTCCTGATCAGCGCTATTTTTCGTCTGGAGTGAATTTCTTTGGCCAGCACGGATATTTGATGGCCACATCGCTGAATGGAACACAGACTACCAATCAACCATTGTGCGCAGATGCGTACTCTGGAGCTATTATTTGTCTTCCAGGGTACCTCAGTGCAGCGCTATCCTCGCCCGGCCCGATTGGGCAGGGCACTGGAGCTACGCCTGGCCCCGCTACGTTTACCGAGGTGTGCGACCAGAACAGCCCGATTGACGTGATGGCCTGCTACGGCGCGAAGGGCGATTGTGTGACGGATGACC